CTCGACCGATTCGCGCTGCCCTACAAGAAGAGCGGAGCAAAGCCCGAGCTTATGGCCTTGCTCCCGCCCGAGATGCTGCCGCGACCGGACATTAGCCAAGGATCCAAGGACGCTCGCCACACGTCCATCTGTCGCATCATCGGGGCAATGTCCAACTGCGCCGTTCCCGACCAATGGGAGGTTGACCCCGATGGCCCACCGCCGCGCAATCCGGCTATGTGGGCAATCTGGAACGGTATCAGGCAGGAAGCTGCCGCCGTGAGAGCATTTGAGGCGTGGAGCGGAGAAACCATCCTAGAGGTCGGATTCTGCGAGCATAAATCAGGCGTGGCAGGATGCTCGCCGGATGGGATTATCGTCGTCAAACCAATCGGATTTGAAGGCAAGGCACCTATGCCGGCGACTCACGTTGGATACGTCCTGAATCCTGACAGCCTGGTCAAAACCTACGGAGATCAATGCCATTTTTCGATGGCTACAACTGGCGCTCAGGCATGGTGGCTGCAATCATACTGCCCCGGACTGCCGACTGTTCGCGTCCTTATCGAGCGCGACGACTATACGGAGCGCATGGCCGCTGGAATTGATGAGTTCGCGGAACACCTGGAATCTGCGCGGGATGAAATCGCCAGCCTTTGGGATGCTGAATTTGAGGCGAAAATTTGAGAACCGAACAACAATATGAAACCATACTACTACATATACCGACCTGGATATAGTCAGCCAACAGTCAAGCATTCCAGCTTGAACAAAGCGCAAGAAGAGTCGCTAAGGCTTGCCGCGAAACATCCCGGCGCTCAATTTGAGATCCTGCAATGCGTCGCGATCACGATGACAACGACCCCACGGACGTTCTGGATGGACGGCGTTGACCCATCTAATGAGGAGGGCGGGCAATGAGTAAATCACAACACACGCCGGGGCCATGGTCATTCTCGAGTGAGGGACACGGATCATTTTACATCAGAGACAACAATGGGCATCAGCTCATATGGCTTGGACATTCCTCTCAGTTCGATGATGGAGAAAATGAAGCGAACGCCCGACTGATAGCCGCCGCTCCGGACTTTTTAGTATCCGCGCAAGCCTTAGTTGACCGATGGGAAACGCCGATGTGGAAGGATGCGTCTCATACCGCGAAATACATTGATGATTTAAAAAAAGCAATCAACAAAGCAACCGGAAAGGAAGTCACACTATGAACGAACTATTTGACATACCGGAAAGCAAGTCGCCAAGACTGCAATGGATCGAGCGTGAACGTATCCTAACGCATCAAGCATCACATATGCCGGAGCCTTGGATGGCTATACAGCCTTTACTTATCGACGCGGGAAAAGACCTGCCGACGATCATGGAGGAATCATGCCGGATATACGAGGAATACAATATCATTGGTTACGGCCAATCAGAGGACGATGCGATCACAAATCTTGCCAAGGCCATCGGGCTTAAGCTTTGGAATGAGGAGGGCGCTGTATGAATGGCCTGAAAACACACAGCCCCGACAAATGCTCCGGGAGTCATTGCTGTATCCACAACCCATCCGATCACCACATGCGCGAATGGCCTATGTCATGGCGTGACGATAAGGGCGTGATGGAGCGGATATGCCCGCACGGCATAGGCCATCCAGATCCAGATGACGTAGCGCATGGAATCCGCATTGGCCGCGACGAATCATTGAACATCCATGGTTGCGACGGATGTTGCAGGGAGGGAGCTGTATGAAGCCGGGCAAGGAAAACAAGGCATATCTGCTCCACACCCTGCAAACCCTATTCGGAACCGAGGAGGTCGTATGCGAACACAGATTCCACCCTGTCAGGATGTGGCGATTCGACTACGCAATTCCCAGCATCAAGCTTGCGTTAGAATATCAGGGCCATGCCGGATTCGTTCGTCCTGGAGCGTCCGGCCATAGCTCAATCAAAGGACTAACAAACGACGCGGAGAAGTTCAACCAAGCCAATGCCCACGGCTGGCGGGTGCTATGCTTTACCGCTCTGCATTTTAGGATGAAGGATCGCCAGAAGCATAAGCTCAAACTACCGAAGGACACCATCATGGAGGTTCTGGGGATGATGCAAAACGAGAGAGAAAAACAACAATGAACGAACTAAAATACTACAAACGAAACGGCTACGAGTTCCAGGTCGTCCAGCGATCCGGCGACGTATGCCGGGCAATCGGGCGACGGGGCAAAACGGAGATCCACCAGGTTATCGACCACGGGAAGTTCAGGACATTCTCCAGCGAGGAACAGGCCGTCGATCTATTCACGGAGCTATCCGAAATCGAGGGTAAGCCATGAAATATCCATTTACGCGAAAAACTCTAAACGATGGATACCGAAGAGAAGTATCCTACAAAGTTGATGGATTCTGGCCAGCGATCATGATTAGGATATGTCAGTCAAAGGGCATAGATGGAGAATGGAGAGACACCGAGATATCGTGGAGCGCAGGAGGCAGGGACGGGAGTTTAAATGGTGCGGATGCCGCTTGGAACATATCATGCGCGATCCGTGATGCCGTGAAAATCGCCCGGAAATGGGACAAGAAGAAACAGCCATGAAACCCCCACCGATCATCACCAAGTACGAGCAAATCCGCGATCTCAAACGAACGCTTGAAAAGACAAGGGGGCAGCTTGAAGCGGCGCTGAATGAAATTGTGAGGTTTACATTGGAGGCAAACAAGCCAAATTAAACCCGTCGCCTAGCGCGACCAGTCCGTGACAACCGGAATGAGAACAAAACAAATAATGCGCCCTTGTGCGTTCGTGTGCCGTCGTTATGCGTCGGGTTGTCCACACGGACTGCAAGGGCGATCCTCTTCCTAATGTTACCATCTGCATTCATACCAGCATGGCTCAATGCCGCAAAACTCTCACAGGCAGAGTTTAGGGTTTATTGCTGTCTATCCGCAAGGGCTGATAACAAAACCAAGATCGCTTGGCCGAAAGCCGAGACAATTTCAAGTGATTGCTTAATGGCTAGAAATACAGTTTGGAAATCTCTCAAGTCACTATCCGAAAAGGGGTTGATAAGGAGGGCTGGGAAGCGTTTTGCTGACTCAAACAGGTATGAAATCCTTATCCCTATCGGCGCAAATGGAACGCCAATAGAGGATGGCTGCAATAGGCGCAAATCAGATACTACTATTGGCGCAAATGAAATACCGAAGGGCGATCTTCCTATTGGCGCAAATGGAGCGCCGCCTATTGGCGCAAATGGAGTAGCGCCTTTGGCGCAAATGGATAGCCGGGAAGGTATAAACAATAACAGTAACCAAGGAACAGTAACCAATAAGGAGGTCGCCTTGCCTTTTGGATCAGATGAATTTTCAGTGGCTTGGAGTGAATGGGTGCAGCACCGCAAGGAGATCAAAAAGAAAATGACAGCGCTTACCATCAAGAAGCAACTTAACGCTCTATCCAAAATTGGTGAGAGCAGATCAATTGCGGCAATTGAGAATAGCATAACCAAGGGCTACCAAGGAATTTACGAGGAAACGAACTACCAATCGAAACCAGCCCAACCCGCCCACCGCCAGAGAAACAACAACTACAACGAAACACAGGATCTACCGATATGAAAACAAACACCGACACCCCTAAAAATCCGCAGGAACCTTCCTCGGAATCGCCATCTACGCATTATAACCCTCACCAATACTCAAACAACAACCAATGAAACAATACCAATCACCCGCCCTGTATTCCCCCGACGATCCGGAGATTATCGAATCAACCCAAGGCGACCCCGAATCCGCCAAGCGCAAATGCGACGAGCTAAACGCCAAGATCATCACCAACGCCATCGGAACCGCTACCGGATGGCCGTCGAAATGGACGAAGGAAATCGAGACCGAGCCGCACGGAGCCGAATGGCTGGCAGCGAGGAAGGATGCTTACGAGATCACCAAAGCCAACGGAATCCTGATACTGCACGGCAAACGCGGCGGGGGCAAAACACGTATGGCCGCAGAACTGGCGCTCGCTGCCGGCCATTCGCGATACCGGACGGCGATGAGGTTTTTCCTTGAGATCCGGGCGACGTTCAAGGACTCGACCAAATCCGAGCTTGCGATCATCGACGAACTGCGCGGCGCGGAACTCCTGATAATTGACGAGCTACAGGAGCGCGGTGACACGGCGTTTGAGGATCGGCTTCTCACTCACCTGATTGACGCGAGGTATGCCGACAACAGGCCGACCATCCTGATTGCCAACCTGACACGCCGGGAGCTTCGGGAATCGCTTGGAACGGCCATCGTTGACCGCGTGAGGGAAAACGGGAAAAGCATTGAATTTACGTGGGCATCATACCGCACACCGAAGCAAGTATGATCGACCAAACCCACATCGAAGCCCTACCCCACTCCGTAGGCTGTGAAAAAGCCGTCCTGAGCGTGCTAATGCAGTTTCCCGACTACTGGCACGAAACGGGCGACCTAGCCGAGGATTGGTTTTACATGCCCGCCAATCGGGCGCTATTCGGGGCGATGAAGGAGGTTGTGGACGCGGGCGGGACTATCGAGCTTGTCGGATTCGGGCAGAAGCTGCTGGACTCCGGACGCATGAATGCGGTCGGCGGAATGAGCTACCTTGCGGAAATCTACACCTACCAGCCCACTGACGGGCATTTTCACCAGCATCTTGCCGAGCTGAGGGTAAAGGCCGCGTGTCGCCTCACCATTATGACAGCTCGCAAAATGCAGGAAACCGCTTTTGGCGCTCCAGACGGACTGGAACTACTGGACGCGACTTCTGCGCCTGTTACTGCCATCCATGAACTAATCACGGCTTCTAGGCCATCCCCTGACGCAAAGGAGCTAGGCAGGGAATGGTTTGCCAACTACGAAAAGCTAATCCGGGGCGAAAAGCTGCCGATGGGTATCCGCACGGGCATTTTCGAGATTGACCAGGCATTGCGCGGATTGCACCCCGGAATGGTCGGCGTGATTTCGGCTCGATCATCCGGCGGCAAATCGACGCTAGCGACTCAGATCATGTGTGGAGTAGCTAGTCCGGAAACGCCCGCGATATACCTCCCGCTGGAGGGGACGGTTGACGCGGCATATTCCCGCTGCATCATCCAGCTGTCACGCTTAGAGGCCGCCGCGATCACCGCCCCGGCTGAATACGCGCAACTCAACGGGCGCAGCACAATCTCCAAGGAGGAAAAGGAAAAGGTTGGCGCTGCTCTTCGTAGGCTTATTTCAGGCGGATTCCACTTTGACCCGCCATCTAACAGGCAGATCACAACCGTCCTCTCCACGATACGCCGAGCGCACCGGAAACACGGGATCAAGGTCGCGTTCGTGGACTACGTTCAGCTGATCCGTGGTGAGCGAGGAATCAGCAAGGAACAGGAAATCATGGGTATTTCCAACAGCATCCAAGAGCTTGCCGCCGAGCTTGGGATTTTCGTATGTCTAATGAGCCAGGAAAACAGCGACGGCGACACGAAACACGCCAAGGCCATCGAAGAGGATTCCGACTGGACGCTCTCAGTCGTGCAGGGCCAGGACAAGAAGCGTGATGACTACAAAAATCACAAGCATATCCTCATCACCAAGGATCGGCATAACGGGCGAGGGGGAGAGAAACTGCCGCTTATTCTCGACCGGAAGCATGTTCGATTCGTAACTGGCCGGGATGAATCCGAGGATGAAAAGCCGAAAAAGAAAGGATTTGCCAGCTTCTGAAAAGAAATAGGCATTGCCAAAGAAAGAGCTTGCCATGCAGGGCGATACCGTGAAGATTGGAGGCAGCGAGAGCTGCCTAACTACATACACAGCGATGAAACCAGAAATCAACACCGAAGCGGCGGAAACCGTCCAAACAGGGATCGACCAGGCGGTTGCTCAGGAGAGACTGGTTCGGTGTTTCTTGGATGATCCCGACATGCCGCAATGCTGCTGCAACTGTTCGCTGCATATCGAAATCTGCAAACCGTGGACAAACTGTGGGAATCCGCCCGGAGGCTGCGACTGTGGAACGCGCAAGGAGTGGGGATGCGCGGCATTTCTCCCAGAAGGCAAGATAATCGGAGACTGGCCGGAACATTCTTGCGGATGCGAAATGTATTCACCGAACGTCAAGGTGAGGCACGGCGCGGAGGACGCTGACCTCGACTAGAAACTTTCCCGCCGTTGCCTCGACCGTCTTGTTAGGCATTGGGGCGACGCGGAAAACCAGAAGACAAACATATGACTAAACAGCAAATAAAAGAGACGCGGGAAGCCGCATACGGAATGTCGATCAACAACCTCAACCCTGAGGACGTGGATCAATACATGGCAATCGCTAAAGCGTGCGCCGTGCTCGAAAGCCGCTACGCCGTCAATGACGGCATATCGGAGGACACAACACCGCAATAAAAAAAATCGCACGGCGCGAAAATAATGCTTGCGTTATTATTCGCGCCGTGCGAGTCTCCACCCATGAGCAACACCGCACTGCACCCAATAAATCAAGCCAAGCAAATCGCCGAGGAAATCTTCGGATCGCCTGTCTTCGGATTCCGCTGCCTCCCTACTGGAAATCCCCGCTACGAGATCGGCGAGAAAATGGACAACTCCATGGACTGGCAAGACGACGAATGCACAGGCGAAGAACGTCCGGGCGCGTGCTGCCTCAACGAAAAAATCGGATTGGAAGAAGCAATCCGCATCTTGAAAAGCTACCACGGCAAAGACTGCGCGATCTACATCGTATTCGGAGCGGATGGGTTGCGCGGCCAAGACCCCGGAGAAATCATCATCAACCAGCCGCACGTCGGCGCGATCATCCAATGAAAAAGTGGCAAAGCATAAACTGGGAAACAGGAAACTCAGACCTCTCCAAAGATTTAGGTGTCTCAATGGAGACAATCCGCCGAAACCGTAAAAAATACGGAAAGGGCATCATACCTCAAAAAAGCGACGCGCAAATAAAACAGGCATCCAACCAGTCAAAAATCCGAAAAGGCAGGCGCATTGAAGGACTCGGGAAAAAGCTCAGCTCAAAATTCCTTGCGCTTGGAGAGAATCACTTCTCCGCCAAAAATCATTCGCTTATCGACCCAAAGGGGAGAGTCCACGAAATCTCAAATCTGGCCGACTTTGTGAGAAAAAACCCTGAGCTTTTTGAGGCGAAGGATCTAGGCCAGCGGCTCAAAACAAACCGCAAAGGAGAAATGACCAAGTCAACGTGCAACGCCACAGCGATGCTCCAGGAAGTATCATCTGGCCGCA